GCTCGGCTCATGTTTTATTGTCAGGTGATAAATATCCACACGTTGTTGAATACATCACCGAACTACGACAAGAAAGAGAAAGACGATTTGGAGTCACTATTGTTGGTCAGTTAAAAAGACTTCAAGAGTTGTCCCAAGGGGCAGAAGAGGTTGGGCAATTTTCTGCAGCCATCAACGCAGAAAAGATAAGGTCGGCTCTGGGTGGTCTCACAGTGGACAGAAGAGAAAATGTGCATTCGTTAGATGAGATGACAAGAGAAGACATTGCATCTCGATTGGCTCAACTTCGTAAGCAATATCCTCAAGCATTTATTGAAGCTGAATATTCAGAGGTAAAAGATGTCAACTCCAGAAGCCAACTTTTGGAACACGATCAGAAAAAATCTACCACCTAAGGCATTCGCCACACGCATAGAAAACAGACATGGTGGTGGAGTTCCTGACTGTCACATAGTTTGGAATGGTCTAGCTTTCTGGATAGAAATAAAAGTGACAAAAACTGATATCGTTAAATTGTCCCCCCATCAAATCTCTTGGAATACTGTATATTCTCGCAGAGGTGGCATCAATTTTATCTTGGTTAAGCGCACCTCTGATCGTGATCTATTTTTATTTGGAGGTGGTCAATCGGTCGATGTTGCTCGGGACGGTCTTCGGGTCGATCCACTAATTCGGGTTTCGGGTTCGGGGCTTTCGGGTTCGGGGATCGGGGACATCTTTTCTTTTATCGGGGACAACTATAACACTAACAATAACCATGGTCATATAAACACTGACACCTGACCAAGTTTCCCTGACCAGGTGCCGGACCTTGTAGTAAAAATGTCAATAACTACTCCAAGGATCCCCTATGTTAGTGTTGAACTATTGCGATTGATTTTTTGGAATTGCTAGACGTACCCGAACACAATTTACATTTTGCACATGTCGATTTTCTTCCAGCTTCTTTAGACGCTGGGCAAAGTATTTCATTTTCCTGGATTTCATCTAAATTTTGAATTACTCGAAAAGTTCTTATGTTATCATTCCAGAATTTTTTAGCATGCTCGAGACTATCTGCCGAACCCATAAAGATTTTTTTATCGATTGGGATAATGTCGTTTTGGTGGCTGTATGCTGTATGCCCGATTGCTTCCTCTAATAACTGAGTCCAAACATAACTCGGAACAGCTGCCGGATCTCCGTATGTACCCAATCGAACCATGCGACCACGTCCTAATTCTGAGATGTTATTAGTTTTTTGATAGCTTCCTCTTTGGTATGCTTTCCAAACTATTAACGACCCCTGGTCAATTCTAACATAACACTTTCTTTTTTCGGCAAGCTTCTTTTTTGGATCTAATGTTGGAATGCCTTTTAATGGACACTTACCACAGATTGAAAAATCCGCTCCAGTTTTGTTAGCGTCTCGAGGATCGATATTCTGGCACAAAATATATGTTTGAACCATTAAACCGGTTTTTGTGTTTTTGTCCGAGTATGTAGCAATGGCTACAATAGGTTGACCGTCTATTAAACTCGGTCCTTCATATAAAATTGCTTTGTTTAATTGTTTCATGATTAATTTTCCTAGTAGTTATTGACTAGTAAAGTGTACAACTAATAAATAAAAACTACAAGTAAAAAGTGTTCAGGACACGCTCGGGTATCGCTCTTGGTTTTTCGGTTTCGGGTTTCGGGTTTCGGGTTTCGGGACTCTTTAAAAACTGGTCGACCAGTTCTTATATTATATGTTAACACTAACATATAATATAAATGTAAGCTTGCAGCTTAAATGAAAAGGGGCGATTGCTCGCCCCCTTGTTGATTATTTATCAAATGCTCCTTCTAAAAAAAGCTTCTTCATTATTACGTCATAGTGATATCTTCTCTTCACTAATTCTCCGACCTTTTTGAATAGCTCTTGAGCTTTCTCCGGATTGCTTTCATTAAGTAGCATGGGATTTTCGTCACCGAAAACTAACTCTGTTATAAAGTTATGATAAAGAGCTTCTTTTTGAAACTTTTTATCTTCCCATATTTTATCAGTCCATATTACCATCACTCATCTACCCTAAATAAAATAGCACTTACTAAAATTAGTAATGAACCTATTGAAGTTAAACCTATAGCTAGAAGAGTTGAATAGTTATCGTCCAAGTCATAGGCTGTTAATGTTCCTAGTACTAGGTAAAAACCTAGTACTAGAAACGCATATTTAAAAAAGCTAATCACTTTGTAGGTCTCTTACCGACAACAAACTTACCTTGTACGTTTATTGTCTTGGTGATTTTATCAACAGTCTCAACACCGAGAACTTTGATTGCTTCTTCTCTTTTCATCATACGTCTAGAAGTAGATGCAGCTTCCCTATATGCTAGGTTATTCTCTAGCATAATATCCTTAAGAAGTTCTAATTGCTCTTGACCGTTTTTGATCAATTCTTTTAGAGCTTCATATTGTTCAACGTGACTATAGGAAACGATTTTTGAAAACTTCCTATATGATGCACTTACGATCTTACGATCAATTTTTTTAAGATGTGTCATGATGTCTTCTCCTTTGTTTATCATCATAAGAATGATGATAAATGTTTTACTTGTAGAAGTCAACAAGCTTAAACCTATTTAACGTGTCATCTATTTGACGGGTAACTTGGGGCAATCGGTCGGGTTGGTGTCAAATTCTTGACCCCCCGACCCCCTTGACAACGGGGCGGCCTGGCACTGCCCACCCTCCCACCCTTGTTTCATAAATTCATTGCCAGATATTTTTGTTTATGCTAGTTTTGGTGTGATTTTTAATTTTGGAGGTCCAAGAAATGATGAAGAAGAAAAAAGGTTACAGGCTCGGTGGCAAGATGAAACCGAAGGGTATGGCCGGTGGCGGTCGTATGAAGACCAAAGGTACGGCAAGAGGTGGCAAGGCGAAAGCTATGACACTGGCACAGATCCGTGCAGCGGCAACCAAGAAGGGCTACAAGTTAGTCAAAAAATAGATTGCCTTATTTACAAAGTAACATCCCGCACTTCAAGTGCTGGGTGCGGAGAGAGTATACGTGTAACCATCAGGATTACCATGGAGAGTTCCTCCATGCCATGGCAATCGCTGTTACAACTATGCCGAGCCGTTGTCTGAGCTTCCAGCTTATATTTACAGGTTGCGAGACAGATGACACAAATGAACCAAATGTCCACGGAGGAGCGATGTGGGCAAGAATGCCCATAACGGCCTTGGTTGGTGATACCCCTTTTGAAGAGTGGCCAGATCCGATGTTCACGCACCAAGTTCAACCTTGGGATTGTTCTTCGTATACGCATGCGGTGTATGTGTTGGAGAGGGCGACCCCGTGTCCGTGGTTAGCGAAAATAGATGGGGAGTTCTTTCCGGCAAAGTACTATTTTACGGTGGACTATTCTGAGAGTGAGATAGCGGATGATCCGGCACAGCACAAGCAGAGTCATGTTATGGAGTTGTTGGACGCTGGTCCTTGGACCGGGAACATCGTGGCGTTGCCAAATAACCGTGTGAGAGTTACGCATCCAGCCTGGTTTGAGACGGGCGAGGGGGCACCTGACTTTAAGCCTTCGCAACATATTCATTATTCTAAATCGGATTTGGATTATACTTTGGACGTGAATCAGATTTTCGATAATTTGTATGCGAAAGACGAAAAATAGGTTTTGTGTTGTAAAATTTTGGTTTTCATGTCATAAAAAATTATATCAATTTTAATTTCATTCGGAGGTTCTTGTTATGGTTAACCCATCTTTACCCGGAGCAGCCTTTGGTTATGGTTCCACGAAGAAGCCCGAACAGACAAAAAGTTTTGTTAGTGAGCCGTCTCAGAACTTAAGTGTGTTTGAGCCTATACCCATGGCTACAAGTGGAAACGTAGCTAAAGTTGTTTCTTCTTTAGGAGCACCACAACAGAAAAATATGTCGGCTGGGGTGAATATTCCAAATGTAAATAAGCAAAAAACTTTTTTTAATCAAGCAGATCCTGTCTCTATGGATGCGATGGTTGACGTAGGGGGAGGTCAACAGAAAACACAGTACAGAAACCTCACTGATCTTATGAAGATGAACATGGACAGTCTATCTGGTAAGATAAGGATTCGTGATGATAGGTTCCCTGATCGTAAGGCATATGTTCCACCTGGTTATGATAGTGACATGGTGCCGTTTGCTGTGAAGATCTCTGCTGCTAGGTTAGGTATGGATCCAAAAGAATATATGGATATGAGCATTATGGACAGAGTCAAGAACTTTGGCACAGAAGCGAGATCCATGGGCCAAGAACTAACGACAGGTGTGGGACAGGCTATTGATGCTGGTAAGCAACTTGTTAGCAACTTACCTATGATGTCACTGTTAAGTGGATTTTTGGGAAGTGGTGGAGGAGAACAGCAAACAACACCAGGTAATATAGTTAATACAGATAATACAGGTATAATGTCGAATGTCACTTTTCCTCCAGAACGACCTGAGAGTTCAAGTTTAATTCAGACAGAAGATGCTAGACCCATAAGTTTTACAGGTCAGTATGGAGGACGTGGGCTTGAAAATATCTTGAGTGAACTTGGGTTAAGCTCTGAGGCAGAATACAGGCATTATTTAACCTTGTCTCCAGAGGCTCAAAAACAATTTTTGAGAATGAATCCAGAAATGCGAAAAGGTTATATGTCTAAAATATAATGAATCTTGAAACAGTACCTGAGGAAGCTCTTCGAGAAATACTAGCACTTAAACAGGCGCAGATAAAGCTGGGTCTGAGGGAAAAGGCGCAAGAGGAGTTTATGCCTTTCGCTCATCATGTGTATGAGAACTTTATTGAGGGATATCACCATCGTGTAATTGCGAAGAAGCTGGAACTTGTGGCACAGGGCAAGTTGAAGAGGTTAATTATTAACATGCCCCCTCGACATAGTAAGTCGGAATTTGCGTCTTACCTGATGCCAGCGTGGTT